TTGTATCAATATCTCTTATTTTACTTGTTTGCGCTTGTAAATTAGGAGAATAATAGTATGAGATGTTGTTTGCGTTACCTGATTTACCTAAATTCAACTCAGTGCCATCAAATATTACTTTATCTACACTTTCTTTTATATACCAGTCACCTTTGCCATATGGCTCATATTCTCTATCATCCAAACTATTAACACACATTGGATATACTCGTTTGTTAGCAACAGTAGTACCGTTTGCAACTATTAATTCTATATAACATGTCTTGTGAACAGAACTATTTATTATAACACCATTACCTGTGTCTTCACCTAGATTTGTATACGAACTTCCACTAAAATGATAGGCTCTTAATATTACATCACTACTACCACCTGTTAAATATTGTCCGGGTATTGGTAAATTATTAGCCACTTGCCAATCACCGTACAACTTAAAACTTGCTTGTGCAGTTGCTGTTCCATTTACTAATACACTACCATCATCTTGAACAGAAAACGTTATACCATTATTTGTAATTGAATTTTGTGTATAAGGATATGGTAATAGATTTTTACCTGTATTTTGAGTTATACAATCTTCATAATCGTTTATTTTCGCTAATTCAATACGTTTATCATGTGGTACATAAGGTGTGATTATTATACCTTTTTCAAGTTGCCAGTTAATATTACCAGAACTAGCGTTACGAAAGAATGTAACATATTTTCCATTACTTGAGGTTGTAAAACTAGTTCCTGAAGCGATTGCTGCACCAGTTATTCTACCTATATAATTCATATTTTCATCATATTCACATACATTAACAGCAGAACCTTGAGCATTTGAAGAAAATATGTATTTAGTATTTGGTTCTATCATTGTTGGTAATGAACTTCTTATAAGAGTATTATCAACAACTTTATTCCCAGTTGTAGTGCTATAGCCACCACTTTCAATAACACCTTCTAGTATATTTTTAGATAAACTAAAGTATGGGGCATAATTTGTTACAACCGAACCCCTCTCTAGTTGGAAATTACTAAAATGTGTAATAGTTCCTGTCGCAGCGGTTGAACCAATTCTAAATATAATTGTATCATAGTCACCTGTATTAAATGTTATTGTATTGACTGTAGTAAGATTTGTTATATATTTATATTTATTTGTGCTTTTATCAAGTCCCATTACACAGTTTTTCCAAGTAGATGAAGGTTGGTCAACTTCAAAATGTAATGTATAGTAAGTATTTTTATCAACTTTTATATTAGCACTTGGGATATTATCCGCATTGTTATATATTGCCGGTAAATATGTATCAGTATTAGCATTTGTCATAGTTAATACTTTTGTTGAACTATCATAAACTAGTGTTCCAGAAGAATAACCCATACTATTTATCATTTGAGGCATTATTTCATCAATATCTAATAGATTTTTTCCTAAATCTATCTCATATTCTTGATATTTGTACGGTTCATATACGAAATCATTAATATTAGGTTCATTTTCAACTATTGACATTCTAAAAGTTAATTTACAACTAGAATTAGCACGTACACTAGCAATACTTCTCGTCATACTATAACAATCTTCAAAATCGCTTCTAGTAGTTATTTTTTGTTTTAATATAGCACCATCTACTAAAGAACTATCACTTATAACAACAGATGATGTATTTGAAAATTGTCCTATATAACTAGATGTTACACCTGATACAAATTCAATTGTTGATGCAGTCCCTGTGTAACTTTTATCACCTTTTATTTCTATCACGCACCAATAATCAGTATTTGGTTTCAACAGTTTAGAAACATTTGTATAAAACGTCCTATAAACTACTGAACTACTTGTATTTGTTGAATTTAAAGTAATCCAATCATTTTCATCAATTGTAAAATCAGAATTCCAATTTGCTTTTTTATCATTAATATTATATAGATTTTTATTTTCCATTTTTATTATATTTCTACCTGTCACCATATTTATATTTTGTGGATATTTTAAGTTTGGTGAAGGAATTCTTCCGACAAATGGTTCATATTCATTATTACTATCTAAATAAATTAAAGGTTTGGTTATTATTATTTTACTATCGGTATTATCAGTACTCGAATTATTTGTCATTATTCTAATATTTGCTCTTGTAAACGCACTCGTATCACTTGGAATGGTATAATTTGATAATGTTAACGAAGTATTACTACTTTTACTTCCTAGTGTAAACCAACTATTCGTTCCATCTATAGTCAATTCCAATTGAATTATTATATTATTAGAACTAGTGTGACTAGATAAATCAACGCTTTCATAAGCGAATTTTAATACTTTATTTGGATTATTTTTTATAATATTTAAAATAGGCTGTTGAGAGTTATTATATGTTCCACTTGTTGAAGTTACAGTTAATGTATCGTTAGAAAACGTTGAAGTCGTGTTTCTATTAGTTAAATTGTTTAAATCAATTAATTGGTTACCATTGTATGTTCGTTGATATATATCGCCTTCCATGGTACCTAAATTAATGTCATCAGAAGTTACTTCATTAACAATATTCTCACCTTCAACGTTGCTCATACCAATTAATACTTTATTAACTGGTTGAACACTATCTCCAGTAGTAGTCGCTTCGTAATATTTATCGGTATCTATCTCGTTATAACTATCTATATCTCCTTCTACTTTTTTAGCGAAATCGAGTTTTAATACGTTATCTTCGTTTATTCTAGCCCAAGTATAAGATAATTTAGCAATAGAAGTTATTACGCTTCTACAACTATCTTGCTCTTCAAATTGATTATTCTCTATTACAAAGTTATTATTGATAAAATCTACATAAAGCACTTTATTATACTCTAATTCAGTACCTGTGCCACTAGTACTAGTTATATAAAGTATACCTGTTTCAACAACTTCATAGTCTTGATTTATTTTTCTTTGTATTATTTTATTATCAACTAGCATTAAAGAGTCTAATAAGTTTAAATTTTCACTTATAGTAAAATTATAATAGGTATCATCCTCTTTAAAATAGTATTCACCAGCAATTAAACCGTCTTCTGGTATACAATAGCAATATGCGTACGTTGAATGTTGTTCAAAAGTTGTTGACATAGGACTTTCTTCTATTTGTAACCCACCCAGTACTTCTGGGATATCCAAAATGTAAGAATTTGTTTTATTTCCATAATGCATTACTAAATAATTGGCATTAGCGCCTGTTGTCAAGGTGTGTGTTGTAGTTGTTCCACCATCACTCATTCTCCAAAAATCACTTAATGTAGTGTCATATGTTGGTATGTCTGATGATGTTCCTATTTTAAAACGATTATTTGCTGTAGGTGATTGTAATGGCTTTGTTATTGTGTATGTAGTATTTGGTTTACAAGGTATATATAACCATCTATCAACAGTTGAAGAAGAACCACCTATAACACCAGCGGCGGTGATATAACCCCTAAACGTATTTGCATTATTTTTATCAAATAAGTTTTTTCCACTATTCAACTTAACTCCCGCTTGTTCACAAGCATGATTTAATAACTCTAGAGCGGTACATGGATAAGTAACTTCATCACCTTTAAATGCTACATTAAACTTTTTCGTATAATCACTTGACTCAAACTTATAAGAACCAGTTGTATCTTCTTGTTCTACCTTTGTAATTATAAAACGACCGTAGTTGTGATAGACTTGATTTTGTAAAGTACTATCTACTACAGCAATTTCTACACTTATCTCTTTATCTTCCAAAGATATTCCTTCTGGAATATTCATAAGGTGTCCATCTAACAATCTCTCAACAAATTGACCTATAAAACCTTGGTCTGGGACATATCTAAAGTCTTCATAGTCCCAATCTACTAAATAATCATTTTCATTAAAAACTTGTAATACTTCCCCGTTCTCGCCGTATAAAGTTATACGACTAAGAACAGGAGCGTTACTTAATAATAATTCTTTCTCTCTATTTGTAAAATCCATATAAATCAACTCTTTCTAATGACCTATTAATTCGAATGGTTCAAAAGTATACATCTTTTGACCACCTAGATACATTACCTTCTTTACTAAATCTGTGTGATAGAAAGTATCTGTAACATAAGTATCAGTTTCATCGTCATAGACTTCACACGTTAAGAACATACCCTTTCCACCTGCATCGCTATGTAAAGCGTTCCAGTAAGTAGTATATTGTGCTAACGTCATATAAGGTAATTCGAACCATACTTTTTTACGGTCATGAGGTAAAACCTTAGTACTTAGTTTACCACTTGCAAGTACTTTGGACTCACCAACTTGGACTAATTCTTTTGCGAATTTCCATGTATCCCTTTTGGGAGAGGGATTGTTAAATTTAACAGTCCCTACTTTTAAATAATATCCAGCATACGCCATCTTTATTATACCACCTTTCTTATATTCTTACAACTGTAGTTCCATAACGGTCGTTTTGTCTATTTTGATATTCTCCTTGACCTTCATATAACTTCTTATCTCCTACGTATACAGTTACGTTAGAAGGTTGTGTATTTGAAGGTATTTGAGACATTCCTGTAAGTATCGCATTTGTTAATGCTGATACCATTTGGTCTTGATTTGCGACTGCGGCACGATTACCTATTGAAGTAATATACTCTGACCTACCGTCTTCATTTGCCCAGAACAAGTCTCCACTTTTTGGGAAACCACCTTTTTCAAACTTCTTAACACTTATTGTAGGCATTGCTTCATAAGTTATCTTACCATCTTTATCTAGTTTTAAACTATTTAAAGTAGTTTTCATACCTTTAGCACACTTGTTAATAGCGTCTCTCCAATTGTCTGCAAATCTTTGTAATTTATTTAATATTGTATTCAATGACTTTTCAATTCCTGTATCTATGTTCATTGATATTGGTGATTGTTTTAATGTTTCTGATGCTTTACTTGAAATACGTCTAGCAGCGTCTTCTACCATACTAGCATTACTTGTAATACCATTTGCGAAACCTTCTGTAAAGTATTGACCTAATTCATATGTAGCCTTTGATGGAGATTTTATTAATAATGTTTCTTTGACAGCAGCATATGAAGTATCTGCTAATTTTTTAGAAACATCTTTAGAATGCGCTTCATTAGTTGTAATACCATAATTATATCCTTCGCAAAAAGCAGTACCTACATCTTTACCACCTGTTCTAGCATCAGCACTAAATCCTTGATAGTATCCATGGAATTGTTGTGACATTTTAGTTTTATATTCTACCGATGCTCTACCGAATTCACTCAATAATCCATATCCAAATGAACCGATTATATCAACACCATATCCTTGGAATTTTCTTGCTTGAGACTCACTTATAGTCTTTCCTTCTTTATCCATTGTAGCGGCATATTTTCCTAAGAAATCAACTGCTGATTTAGTAGGGTCGACATCTTTACCAATATTTTCTAGTTCTTTGTCTATTGCTTGTACAGAGTCTCTGAATGTTTCACTCTGGTCAGCACCTGTAGCAGCAAGTTCTAGTAATAATGCCGATAAGAAATTCTTATATGTAGAATTAATTTTTTCTACACCTAATCTTTGACCTTCTTCAGCACTTTCAATATTTTTAGTTAAAGTATCGATACGTGTGTTAGCATTATCATATTGGTCTTGTTGTTTCTTATCCATAGTGTCATAGGCACCGTATTGTTCTTCAAGAACATCAATAATTTTCTTTTGTTCGTCGATTTGGTCTCTCCAATTATCAATTAATGGCTGATGACTATCTTGTTCTTGTTTGATATAATCAGCACGTCTTTCAGTTGCTTGTTTAATTATATCGTTGAACTTCTCTGGGTCACTAAAGTCTATCTTACCATTTTGAGCAGCCAAGTAATTTGCGGCTTTTTCAGTAGCAACTTCCGTTACAGTAGTTAATCCAAGATATTCTTTTTGTAGTTTCTCTACTTCTTCACGGAATTGCTTCTCTGTTATCGTTCCTTCTTCACGTTGAATTAATAACTTCTTATATTGGTCGTAATATCCTTTATTGTATAAAGATTGTCTTTCATAATAATCTTCAATGGCTTTTTTACGTTCGTTATAATCTTCCTTAGTCATCTTAGTTTCTTCAGCAAGAATATCTAATGCGGCTAATTCATTTATCTTTTCTTGTTCAATTCTATTTTGACCTGCTTGTTTAAGTTTATCAACAGCGTCTGTAACACCGTCTACTAAATCTTTATGATTTTGATAAGTTATTTCGCCGTTTGATAAATCTATTTGATATTGTTCGAACGCTTCTTTAGCATTATCCCATGATGTTTTTACAGTGTCATTAGCATCTACTAGTTTTTGTAATGCGCTAGCGTTGTCAGTTACATCTTTGATGCCACCTTCAACTAATTTATAAGCACCTTCGATTTCAATACCTTGGTTATGTATCAACTCAGGGAAACCCTCTTGTTTTTCAATTTCAAGTCTTTCTTTTCTCCATGCTTCTTCAAGACCTGCTATAATACCGATAGTACCGGCGATTGCAACACCTGCTGCTGCCCAAGGTCCTAAGAATATAGCAGTAACTGTAGTTAATGCGGCTGTCAATCCTCCTGCACCAACAATTTTGAAAATTGTATCACTCATACTACCATTGAAATCATTTACCATATCTTTACTTGTTGTAAATGATACCGCCATCAAACCTATCGTTGTAACGACTGTACCTAATGGTCCTAACATATTTGATAAACCATTTTTTACAGCACCTAGTCCACTAGTACCAAGTTTTGTAGCCTCAGAGTATCCATAAGCAAATCTTTCACCGAGTGTTTTAATTACACCACCAAAACCTTTACCTTCTTTAATACCTATTTTAAATTTAGATACTAAATCAGCAAACTTTGCAACTTTTTCAATTAATTTCCAAGCAGCAAATGCTACCGCTATTCTTTTTATAGTAGGTATTAATTTTTCAAGGTTCTTTTGGGCTTCTTCGACTCGTTTATCGAAATCTCCTGTTAATTTACCTAACATGTCATATTCATCAACATATTTTTCTAGAGTATCAAGTACAGTACTATCTACACCTCCACCACCTGTTCCAGCGGTTTTTGACTCACTCTCTACCACATTCAATTCATCAAATGGTGCTAGTGTCCTTTGTATTTCATTTCTTGCTTTTTTAGCACTATCACCAACTCCATTTAAATTCTTACTCATATCTTTGAGTTTACTATTACCTGTATCAAAACTACTATAATCAACTTTAGCCATCTCATATCCTAACGTTTTTGCTAATTTATTAGCAACATTCGTTAACATATTTGCTAACGCTGCTAAGTAAGGTATTACCTTCATAACAACAGGTATAACTACTTGACCTAACGCACGAGCAAATTGTATAAACTCTGCTTTAACTACTCTTAATGCATTCTCAGGTGTTAATATTGTTTTACCTAAATCTTGTTGCATCTTTGTTGTACTACGCATTAATTGAATATATCTTAAATATGTTTTTTCTGCTTGTGTCATTTCGTTTACGCTTTTCTTGATACCCAATGAGTATGCTAGTTCTTGTAAACTTGCAACTTGCATTGCAACACCTACTCGACCTACGGCTCTCGCTTGACCACTTATAGCAGATGATACTTTCTCATATGCTGACTCAACATCAATGTTTAAATATGAACTCATATCGTAAGATAATTGTGTCATGTTTTTAGCCATCTTATAAGCAGCGTTTTCTCCTACACCTAAACCTTGTACTAAGTTATATAACGCACCTGTATATTGCATAACTGCTTGAGGGTCTAAATGTAAAGCATTACTTATTCTATCTCGCCATTCATCAGCGTCTTGTGCAAAATCTCCTAACGCTGTTCTATATAAGTTTACTGCTTCCTCATATCCAGCGGCTGTATCATACAACTCTTTGAATTTACCTGTAATACCTGATACAACGCCACCTAAGATACGGAACGTTACTGCGGCTCCTGTTATATGTTTTAACGTTGAAGAAAATACGTTATGTATACTATTTATACCGGTTGTAAACATACCAATACCTTGAGATACTGATATTTTTAAAGATTGTTGTTTTTGTTCTTGTTCGTCTAATTCTTTTTGAACTTGCTCTCTTACTTTTAGTTCTTCTTTAGTAGCACTATTTAGTTCTTTTTGAACTTTAGTTGCTTCTCTTAATTTATCAGTTTCTTCAGATATAGCGGCTGAACCAAGTCCTTTTTCTATTGTCGAAAGTTTCGTAATATCTGACGCTTTAGGATTTCTTCTATGGTCTGTAGCACTTTGATATGCTTCAAATTTATCAACCAACGGTTTTACTCTAACAACAAATTTGTCAGATGCGTTACCTGCTTGTATATATTCCTGTATGTCTTTTATGGTACCTTTAATATTTGTTTCAAGGTCTTTTCTCATTCGTTTTAAACTACTACTAGACTTTACAGATGTTAATGAAGATAAAATTTTAGATGATACACTATTAGCCGCTTCTGCTTCTGCTTTTACTTCTTCCAAATGTTTCTTTATTTTAGCGGTTTCATTCTTTGCTTCTATAACATTGATGTTTAAATCTACATCCTGAGCAAATCTATAAAAATTTACCTTAATTAAATTCATAAGGAATTACTCCTTTCCTTGTTCTTGATTAAATCTTTCTGCTGTTGCTCTAGCCCATTGTTCAAAATGGATTTGAGCAATCAATCTCTCGTTCTCTATTTGTTGTTTTTTTTCTTCCTCTGTCATATTCTTTTCTGACATAGACAAGTAAGGTTTTTCAACGTATGGTAGAGGCTTTGTTCCGGATTTAGAAAAGGCATGTAATATAGGGGCTACCCTACAGATAGCGTCATATATATACATGCCTTGTGTCCAAAATTCCTCATCTTTATGCTTAACTTTTAATTCATATGCCTCACGGTAATACTTAGCCCTATAGGCATCACCATACCAATATTCATCGTATGACATACCGTAACTCATATAAATAGGGCATAAATCTTCGAATATTCTAGTAAGGGAGATAGGCTCTACTCTTGACTCTTCTCCTTTTTCAATGGAGTTGAGTCCACTGTCTCCCATGTCACTTTTTTTGAGTCGTCCTTATCAGGTTCACTCATAAGTGCATCGTAACATTCTTCAATCATCTTGCTAATAGTAGCAATTAACCTATCCTTATCAGGACAAGCAGCATAGATAGCATCTATTGTTGTAGATGATGTCTTTCTATGATTTTTAATGAATGCTGCGGTAAACGCTAAATCCATATTTGTCATAGGTTTAGACATGAATTCATCATATCTAAAACCTGCGTTTTCTAGTAATTTGATAGTGTTTCTATCATACTCTAAAGTATAATCAACACCGTCATATGTTAGATTAATCTTTGTGTTCATATTACATATCTCCTTCTTTTATACTATATTGTTGAACTTGGTTTAGCAGCACTAATTGGTGCATTTGTTGGTGTAATATAGTTTGTAATTTCTAGTACACTTGAAACTGAAGTTTCAGGTAATCCCATTTCAGATGGATTTCCAGTGAAGTAGAATGAATTTGTTAAACCAGGGATTACGATTGTAAACCAAGTAGCCTTTCCTGAACTCTTAGCAGTTCTGTAAGCGTTCATTAAAGTAGTCCATTGAGTAACTAACTCTTGAGTTAAGTTAAATGTAAACTCTAATGCTCCACCTAAATCTTTTAAACCATCAATGTATGTTTTATATACAGTTTCATCTAGAGTTGTAGTTTCTAGAGTTTCTGGTGATGGGTTTAATGATGGAGTACTCTTTGCTCCAGTTAATTTTGTATAACCACTTGTTGGTCTAGTTCCAGCAGTTGTTTCTACACAATATGCTAAGAAAACACCAGCAGTTGATAAATTAATTGCAAATCTCTTATAATTTAATTTCATTTTAATTCCTCCTATAAATAGTATTTGTATCTATGTCAATGCGTCCTACATAACGCATATAACCTACTCTTATGTTATTGTCGTCTTGTTTTACAACAATAGGTGTATTACCTAATCGCTTCAATGCATGATATCTAGGACCACGCATATAGTCTCTGATTAATCGTATTATATTTCTTACATTGTCATTAGCAGACATATCGTTTTCTTGGTCACATAATATATTAAATTGATATGTTACATTTACAATATGTTCTTCACCATCGTAAAATTGAGTAACTGCGGAATTTTCAATTTCATATATTAATACCATTGGATAACCGACTACTGGGAAGTCTTCATAAGTAGACTTAACAACAACGGTAGGATATATTGGTGAAAGTAATTCATAAATATCTGTTTCTAACTGTCCTAATAAAGACTCGTCGTCATTTACCATATATAATCATCCTTTCATTTATCCCATTTTTTTATATTCTTGAGTAATTCTTCAGAAGTAAGTAAATTTGCTTTACTATCTTCCATTTCCATATACGACCTATACACGAATTGTCCTGAAGGAACACCTCTTGTAAATATCAATTTGTCTGAAGAATGGTCTTGATACATCCAGAAAGGTAAACCTTTTTTATCATACCTTATCTCAGTACCACTTAGGTAAGGATTTAAAGCATACTCTGAAAGTCCCTTTTCAGGGTGAGGATGTAACTTACCAGGTAAACCTGTACCAAACTCATCATATATAACTTGATTACCAGCAACGTCCACTCTATAATGTCCGTCACTCAATCTTTGTATAGATATTGTCGTATCACTTCTATCTTGATGGTCATCTCCTAAAGAACTTATAAAATCAGAATAGCGCTCAGTAATGTCACCAGCGAGTACTTCTGCAATCTTTCTACCTGACTCATCACATGTTGCCTTAATGACATCATTTAATGTGTCAAGTTTCATGATTGCTTTATCTATAGATGTTTTGGACACCTTTACCACTAAGTTTCTTTAAAATAACTTGGCATTCGTTCAATGTCACTATTGGGTCTGCGAACACTTGATAATCTGCTGTTTTACAGTAAACATCGTGTTCACTAGGAGGTTCTACAAATATATATGCTCTATCACCTAGATGATAATATTTAGCATGGTCTACACTAGTTCTAATACGCACTGTATCATAAACTTCTTGACCTACATTTTTAAACTCTTCCGAAGTGTATATAACTTGCCAATTTTCATTTAATTTTACAGGTTCTTTATACTTTTTAAGATTATTATCTTGATATAACTCACAAATATATAATGGTCTTTTATTCCTATGTAATGTTTTCATATTCTAACCCCATTTCGTTAATGGAATGATGTCAGTTAACATATTCTTAGGATATTTACCATTGTCACCATATTGTCGCATTATACCGTTCTCGGTATGACTTACCTCACCTTCAGCACCATTTTTCATGAAACCTGCTATTGTAAGGGGAAGTATTTTATCCTCATACTTAATATCATATAATACGTCATCAGTAGGTGTAAAACGGCGACAACGATTTATAACACCTATTGCGGATTGTAACTCCATTTTTAATAGAGCATTGTTTTCATCATCAGGATAACTTACTTCATAATAATCAAGTAAGGATTTTAATTCTGGTATGAAATCGTCTATCGTTTTTGTAGTCGCCATTATGTCACCACCTTATCTAAACTAAATAGTTGTATCTACAACTTTTAGAATATAAACTTCATTTGCTCTTTCGAATGATGGTAGAGCAACCATAGAAACTTTCATTTCTTTATTTACTGGGTCAACTGTTCCATAAGTTGTAACAGCAATACCAGTATTAACTATAGAAACATTAGCATCAGCATTTCTTCCAGCCATTAAGTCTGACTCTTCAGGAGTAGTTCCTAAATGAGTATTTCCTAATGTTCCAGCAGGTAAGAATACTACTGTATCATCTTTCATATATTTAACAGCGTTTCCAGTAGTTTCATCTACATAAACGTTATCATATGAATAGAATGTAATACCAGTTTCTTGTTGTAAGTAAGATAATGCTCTTTCAGTACTTACACTTGATATAGCACCTTGTGCTAATACATAGATTTGATTAACGATTGCTTTATTTTTAACAATGTAATCAACTACACTACTATTGCAAATTGCTTTAACTAAATCAACACCTTGAGCCTTAGCATCACGTTTGATATCGTTAATTTCTTTTATAATATCAGCATTTGGATTAGACCAATCAACTGAAGCAGTTAATTTGTTTCCTGCTGGTATTTCATAATCGTAAGCATATGCTTGACCATTACTTGCTAAAGTAATAGTACCTTCACTTAATGCTTCCATTCTCATTCTTTCAAGAGTGATTTTAGCAGCATCAATTAATTCCATTACATCATCAAAGATTTCAGCAAGTAATTGATTGATTACAGCCTTATTATTGCTTCCGATTAATGTATTAATCTTTTGTCTCATTTCTTCATCAACATATTTTGACTCTTTGAAGAATGGCATTGTTGTTTGATATTCTTCGAAACCTTTTCTATCTCTTCTGATAGCCTTAGTATCGTAAGCAGCAAGTCTTAAACCAATTGGTTGGTTATTTGCTCCTTTTATCCAATCTAGTTTGATACCTATATCCTTTTTAATAGGGAATAAAGTTTCACCTAGCATTGGTTGGTCATTTACGTTCTTTTCTAACCAATATGCAACTACGTTTTCAGCAGTTATTAAATCAAATACACTTAGGTTCATAGACTAAATTGCACTTCCTTTCACTAAGATGATTTTTGCTATGTTAGCACTCTTTAATGCTGTAGCAATACTGTCATCTAATTTTAATAAGTCAATACAACCAGCGATAACTAAAGTTGCATTTCCTTTTCCATCAGCATCTAATTTTACGTCATGTAAGTTTGCACCTACAGCACCAGATGTTCCAGCAGTAAATGCTGTGTCTCTGTCTTCAAGGTCTCCAACTAATGGTTGACCAGCCTTGATAACAGCGTTTGCAGAACCAGATACAACTACTGGTAAAGCAATGTAATAACTTTCTTGTCCGATTAATATAGTTTTTCTAGTACTATATGTTCCGACTTTTGTAACCATATTTGCCATCGCAATTCTCCTTTTCTAATTTTAATTTTTCTTGAAATATAAGTCAGGGTCTACTGTAGGAGTTGTTGCTTTTGCTAAACTCTTACCAAATGCTCCAATTTCATCTTTCTTATCTGAAACTTGTTTTCCAACACCGTTTGAGAAATTACCAAGATTATCTTTAGTAGCATCCTTTTTACCCTTCTCATAACTTTCTTTTACTAACTTATTTACATAAGTAGCAACGTCTGATGATTTACCATCTTCTATATTAGAAATAACATTAATAAATTCTTTATAAGAATTATCATCATCTTTTAATTCTAATATTGTTCGAACATCAGTTGTAAAAGTTTCAGCCTTAGAACGATTAGTATCTAAAGTTTGTTCTTTTATTGTTTGTTCTAGTTTCTTGATGTAATCATCTTTTTCGGCTTCAGCAGCCAATTTCTTTTCATCGTCAGACATCTTTTGATGTAATTCTTCTGCTTTCTTTTGAACTTCAGATTTCATTGCATTAATGTCTGCTTCGTACTTATTTTTGTCTACATAAGCACCTGTAGATAGGTCCGCGAATTTTTTACCACTTAATGCAGTATTTATGTCATCAATAGTCATGTCCTCACGGAAGGCATCACCTAACATTGTTTGTAAATCCATGTTTACTCCTTTTATATAGTGTTTTAAACGACTTCACTGTCGAATATAAGCAGTAATTATTTAAATCTCCTACTGCTTGGAGAAATTTATATAATAACAAGAAGTTAAATAGATTAACTATTTAGACTTCTTGGAATTATTCTTTTCTTGAGCATCTACTTTTGTATCTCCAACTTTAGCAGCATTACTACGTTCATCATTTGTTAATCCCATATCATGTTGCTCTTTTTGGTATTTCAATGCATCCTCTTGTCTTTGCTCTTTTGCTTTAGCACCACGTTCTACTACTTCGTTTGCTCTAGTTGTTAAACCAGACATTTCTAAGCAGTCTATTGTTGCTAATTCTCCAGTCGCAACTAATGTACTAAATGCTGTAGTCTTAGTTCCTAAGTTATCAGTAGTATGTCTACCAATTCTAGGTTCTACATCTAAAGCACTTAAATCTTTACTTACTAAATTTAATGCTTGTAATATCTTAATAGCAATTGAGACTTGTCTAGTCTTTGCTTTCTTAAAGAACATTTCTTTAAGTTTTGCTACTATTTCAATATCTGTCCAGCCATCTCTATTTAAAACAGCCTCTCCAGTATCTCCACCACTAGAATTAGCACTTCTATCAGGTATTCCTGTAATTACTTTAATTGACTCTTCTAAAGACTCTCTTATTTCTTTAACATTAGCACTATCTAGTTTAGGTGCGATAAACTTAGCATCTAAATTTCCACTAACAGACTCAGTTCCACCAGCAATAGATAATAGTCTCTTGTCTTTTATCTTTGTTAATGTAGCGTCGTCATCATCTAATTCACAACCTATAAGAACTAATAAACTCTTAATAGTACCTTCGACATCATTTAATGAGTCACTCATTAATTGATTTAAAGCGTCCATAACTGAAATCGCTTGTTCCCAATCACCTGTTAAGAATAGTGAATTAGGATACATTGTTATAGGGTCTAAACCAACAGGGTTCTTTTCAACTTTGAAAGTAGCATTATCAGTTTGATAATCCTCTATTGTAAACTTATATTCGTTTGTAAATGCTATATATTTTATTGTATTGTTATTTGTATCACATAATCTCATACATGACATTATTTGAGGATTTCCTACACTTGTACTTTGTACAACGAATGTATCTCTAGGGTCTAAATAATCAACAGTTATAGGAACCTCTGGTGTGTTATCTTTACTAATATCTGGACTAGGTAATGTTATTTCATAACCTACACCACATATTGATGCATATATAGCAGTACATATATCTGTAGCAAAAACACCTTCGTAATTAAATATATCATTTAACTTTTGAACGTCTTCTTGTTTTTCTGACTTCTTTTGTATTAACTCGATTGGGTTTCCAAATGTATAGCCAACTATTTGTCTAGTTATTGGAAAAGCGTGATTAACAACAGTCGTATTATTTATATTTGATGTATTTGGGGCTGGTCTTTTAAGAATATTTTGTTTACCTAAGAACATTTCTATTAAGTATTCACAGTCATTAGCGTTCATTTCATGTAAAGGTCTAGCCTTTTCAAATACTTCTAAAAAGTTAGCAGGTGTTACTTTATCATAGTCTAAAATAATTCTTGTACGACCATAATTTAATGGGTCTTTAGTAGAATATGTAATTTTATTACAATCGTTATTCGTTTTAATCACCACCCATATTTTCTAGTTCATCACAATTATAGCACAAATAAAAGAGCAAGTCAAATTTGACTCACCCTAATACCCAATGGAACCAATATCCATAATTTTTACTGTCGCATGACCACGCTTTCCTAACACATTTGTTAACAAACCTGCAAGGCTATCTGGTGCATCATCATGCTGTCTTTGTTGTATAGAACCTTCTTTTTGAGACCAATTCCATAGGTTCTCCAAGAAATCTCTATACTCGCATTTCTTAGGTAATAATGAAGGGTCTTTAAAATATACACGATAATTATCACCTAAATCGTTTCCTATACCTAGTATTTCATTTCTACAAGATAATATTCTATCTAATTTACGTTGTCTAGTTGGTGCAGAATGTGCAGTAATGTTACAACGATAACCAGCGTTCTTTAAGTCTTTATCAACAAGCGTCGAATAAAAGTCACCACCATTATTCTTTTCAAAACCACATCTTGATACTTTATAGTCTATTATCTTATCACGAACCCATAGTCTACTTACACCATCTCCACCAAAGTCGTTCTTAAACAATACATCAACGATGTAAACTTCCAACCCATATACAAAAGCAATAGGCATAGACATGTAGTCATCACCACCATGCGATACATCGTTATACGCCACAACTCTGTCTGGTTCTGTTCCAGGTAATTCAGTATAATATGTAAGATTATCTCTTTCAAATGGTCTGCCATCACGTTCAATACATTTCATAAGATACTTAGCAGAAAATATTACAGGGTCTTCTGCCGCTTGCATATCTTCATAATATTCTATATCAAAGCCTTTACCGTAGTCGTATTGAAAGTTACTCTCATGATTTTCATCCCAACAAGGAACTGATACAATTCGTATTCTACTATCGTTACCTTTTTCACGAGCAGTATTTATAATTCTATTTGTAGGGTCATATAATGACCATGGCGTATTAACATGTAATTCAGGTGCAGTTCTATATTTACCATCTTTACATAACCTTTGAACTTTTCTATCTTTCAATGTACTTGAATACATTTCATACAATTTATCAAGTCTATCTTTGTTATTTGCTTGTTCAGCATCTTTTACTAAGTCGTCGCAATATAATAAGTTACTTGCTTCAACAGAACCTGTTGTACCAGCATCTACCGACCTGAAGTTTACAGTATGAAATCTCTTACGACTATTAAAGTCTAGATTTGAATACTCACTATTTTTATTAACAAGCGTAATATTCTTAAATATCTCACCAAATCTATATTCTTCACTTGTAACTATTTCAACAAATTCATTATAGAATGATTGTGTAAGCATTGTACTATGACCACTTGCTAAAATAGATTGGTCAGGATATAATGCCGCTCTAAATGTAAGAAAAAACAATGAAATTGTACTCTTACCAGTTCTTGGTGGCATATTCAATACAAGTAAGTCTAATAAATCATCTTGTAAATCTTGAAACGCTTGCATTATTCCATGTTTCTCTAATAATTTCATTCTAGGAATATAATACTTTTTATCAATAGGTCTATTCCACTCTAATGCAATACAATATGCTCTAAAGTCTCCATTTCTAGCCTTCGTATCATATGCATTTACCAAAATAGTATTAACTCTATTCGTATGTCTTTCATCATACGTTGTACCTTTATTAACTAATAAATCTATTATTTTATCTGCGTATATACACGCATTATCTAAGTCTTTTCCTAATTCATATTCAGACCTTATTGAGTCAAGACCTTGTAAATAAGCAAAACTTTCTTTGTTCTTAACACTATCTATTAAGTTCTTTAATTCAAGTATTCTTTGTTCCTTAACATTCATTAGTGTCACCACTCTTATCTACAAAGTCTGGTTCAATAGCGTCTTTGTTCTTATTTTCTTCTTCAATTTGTTGTCTAAGAGCATTAAGACTTTCTCTACTACTAACAGCATTGTTTTGACTAGGAGCAACTGCTGATATATCAATTTGCTTACTATCACGCATTCCGTAAAAGTTACTAGCCGTAAACATATATGTCGCAGGATTTATCTTATTATTCATCGCACCATTCTCAATAACACTATGAATAAAGTCACTCGCAGCCCTAAACACTTCTGAGTACTCTGAGTCAGGGTCTCTTAAATAACTACTATATGTTGAAATACTAATCCCCAAATACAAACATAAACTCTTAATACTAGGTATTTGAGAATATTCATCACATAAATCAAAATAATCCATAATTTCTTTTTGCGTTTCATCAATATTTCCTAACTTAATTGACTTTCTCGCTCTTTTCATACCTATGTCTCTTAATTGTTTATTAAATTGTTTGAGTTGTGGATTTTCAAGATAGTTTGAACTTTTACCTACTAACGCAGCCTCTCTAGCATTTCTTCTTAACTCAAGTTCACGCATTGCGGCTTCTTGACGCTCATCGATAGATAAACTTTCCACAAAATCACCTCTTTATTATCACATTATATCATAAAATAAAAAAATCAGCAACTGCTGATTATATAGTATTGGTTGCCAGCCTAGGGTTCGAACCTAGAAATGCATGAGTCAAAGTCATGTGTGTTACCATTTCACCAACTGGCAATTTGGCGCAGCCCTGAAGGAATTGAACCAACATATGTAGTTTTGGAGACTACCGTTCTACCGTTGAACTAAGGACGCATGGTTGCAGCGATGGGATTTGAACCCATGGTCTACTGGTTATGAGCCAGTTGAGATAACCACTTCTCTACGCTGCGATAAATTGGAGTACCTGATAGGGTTCAAACCTATGTTAATGGTGTTGCAGACCATCCCCTTAATCAACTTGGGTACAGGTACATGGCGTTCAGTGTAGGATTTGAACCTACGAGCCGAATTAACGACTGACCGCTTAGTAGGCGGTTGGTTTAAACCACTCACCCAACTGAACATGGTCGGGCAAGTAGGATTTGAACCCACGAAGTGTCTTGGTCCCAAACCAAGCGTCCTAGACCAGACTAGACCATTGCCCGATAAATGGCGCTCAATGGAGGACTCGAACCTTCGACCTATCGGTTAACAGCCGACCGTTCTACCAACTGAACTAATTGAGCCTATTTACGTATAACACCTAAATCATTCGTAGGAAATTGATAACCGAGTTGCTCTAACAAGTCTTCAAACATTACACCTCTCCCAGGAACGTATATCCTTGTCGCAATCTCATATATAATTGCATTTCTAAACTCAGGTGTAATCTCACTATATGTCAACATACATGTTAAATCAACTAACTTCATTGTACGTAATTCTTCAATAAACATGTATAATCATCTCCTAAAAATGGTGCCGGAACTAGGACTTGAACCCAGAACTTACTGCTTACAGGGCAGTTGCTCTACCAATTGAACTATTCCGGCATCTATAGGTGTCTTTCATAAAATGATTGCATATACACACCATAACCCACACAACCCTAGGGATAATTTTCAAGCATATGGAGGAAAACAATTCCAAACCTCCATATACCCCTAAATAATAAATAGAAAGGATAACATGATAGAATAATAAACAATTCATATCACATATCATAAGGAAAAGTGTAGCAAGACGGCGTGAGAAATTATTTTTTATAAACTAAGTCATCCAATAGAAAGGAGGGATGTGAATAATGAGTCATTCATCTTATTTTTTACGGCGTTTTACCTTCAACGTCTCGCTACAATTATATTATATCACATATTCTCAAAAATGCAAGTACAAAAAAAGTGGCATTTTCTTCCAGCCACTTGAAATACCCACAGACCTAAATCTCAGGAATTCTAATTATGAGCAGAAGCAAGTCACTAACTTGCTCTCTACTCTAATTACATTATACCACATTTTTAATTTTTATGCAAATTCATCAATTTTAATCTTTTCACACATTCAAAAATACTCTATTTTGTTGTCAAAGACAATATTTTATGTTGTCAAAAGCAACAGACCAAAAATGCAAAAACAACGTAATTTCGTTACCCTTATGCAACGATGCAACAATGATGCAACTATCATTGTTTACCCATTTTGCCCCGTAATTACGAGGAAAAACAGACTTTGACAACTATGCAACCGAAAAATGCTCAACATATATATAATAAAAAAATATATATTTTTCTCTCCCCCATACCCTCTCTTTTTTATATTTGTACATATTATTTTTAATTTTATCGTTTACTTAGTTGTCTAATATAAGAAAATCAACGAAATTACGAGGAAAATTTAAGTAAACCATTTGGTAAACTATCTTTTTTGCTACTTTTTTCTCTTTTTTCATTTTTCCCCTTTATTATAGGGGATGGACGACCGAAAACTTGGTAAACTATTGGTAAACTATATGCGTTGCATTTTTAGTTACTTATAAAGCATGAAATTTTACTATTTTTCTCTATTTTTTCTCTTTTTAACATCTTGTTAATAACAGGGTATTGATTTCCAAGTTGGTGCTCCTTATTTTAAAAAAATTTTTACAGATATATATTAAACACCCCCTATTAAATAAAAAAAATTGCAGCAAATAAGATACTAAAATTTAAAAAATAAGAGTGATTTGGAGATTATGGGGAATTAAAAAAGGGGTGTCTTGGATATAAAATTTGCTCGAGGACCTAAAATGTTGACACACATTTTACGTTCACTAGGGTTCCCCCCTATACACTTTCTTTACATTTCTTTCGTTTATCAATAATTTTTTATCTTTTTTCAATAAATAATAGATATGCCCTTGTAACACGTTTTTAGCCTATTTTTAGCCTTTTTTATCTTTTTAAATATATTTATATTAAAAACAATTTTAAATCTTTAAAAAACACTTTAAAATTAATTTTAAAACAATTTTAATTTTATTTTTATTTTAATTTTATTTTTAATTTATTTTTTACTTTTTATTTATCTTTTTAACAATTTATTAAAAACAAAAATAAAAACAAACATTTGTTTGGTCAACCCTTTTAGGTTGACAAAGCCTTATATATACCACCACCACGCCAAAAAGTCAATAGTTTTTATTAAACTTTACACAAAAAACGCACTTTTATTATAGCGAACAATTTATCTTTTATCGTGTTTCGATAAACGAACCTAGAAATTACAATTTGATATATACTTTTTAGGAATACCTAACCGCTTTAATATAACTTTAAGTTATACCATTAACGATTTTTCGTGTAAACTTTACACTTCAACACTTTACACTTTTTCCGTTTATTATACCGAACAATTAATATCAAACATTTGTTTGAATAACGATTATCGATATTATCATGCTGTTTTTCGATAAATTGATATTGACTTTCGATGAATAATAATCGTTTAACATTATATGATACAATTAAGTTGTCAAAAGGAAGGAGTGACTGAAAGTATCCGCCGAAGGATACACCCCCGAGCGCGTAACACGTGCGCGGCTACACCTTGCAAAAGGTTTTGAATAGTCGCAATTGCTAACGTGTTATACCTCACCCCATAACCTTATTATATAGGCGGTTAGCAAACGCCGACGTGATAAGGTCTAACGTGTTAGTTGTTTAGTCGCTGTAACAACGGCGCACGTTATACAAATTATAAGCGCGAAGGCGCACCCCTATTATATGCGGACGTAAGGCGGGGCGCGTTGCTAGTGTGGTTTATATGGTGAATAAAACGGCAAGGCATAGCGGACGGGGTAAGCCGTAACGTATATGCTAACGAGTGATGCACGAACGCAAAAGCGGACGTAATAAGCGCACACCTATTAAGAGCGGACAATAGCTGAGGGATAGAGTATAAATAGCCATGCGCGTGACGTGATAACACGCGCGAAAAAGTTGGTAGACGCGAGAGAATGACGCGGTGAATGTACGGGGACGAGTGCGCCCGTATTTAGAGAAAAAACAAAAGAACGCGCACACGATTATTATATCAATTTTATATATCAATTTTAGGAAGGTGATTTTATGATTAATACATATTATACAATGGACGAGTTAAAGACACTCGCAAATCAATTTTTAAATAAGGAAATTAAGCGAAAGAACATAACATTTTATACAACTACGGACGCAAAAGTTTTTGATATGCTTGTAAGGTTGAAAAAGTTACAAATTAAAAAGGTGATTAACAGAACGATAGCAAGAGCGCTATTCTTTCAATATTGCGAGGATTTAAACAATAAGAATAATAACATTGATATTTTAGACTTTACTAAACACACAGCAATTAAGGTTAATAAACGCGAGGGCGAGATTAATACTAGAATTGTAGGTAGTAAAGATAAACGCGTAAAATTATGGTCTTAAAATTAAATGTATAACTTATAGATTATAGACGAATAGCAAGTAAGTTATTCGTCCTTAATGTGTAAGTTATCCATCTTACACAAATAGAAAGGTAGAGTGATAAAAATGGAAATATATGTAAACAGAGGTAGTGGAGACGCGCGACTATATACGGACGCATTTTATAACTACTTAATTGACTACGGATACGCGAAGGAAGGCGACGCGTTACTTAATCTTTTATATTGGATAAGTGACGACGACGTAAGAGTGTACGCGCAAGTTAATTATGATATTGACTGGATAGAAGACGACGACGAAGACGACGAAATTATAAGTGCTTATTAAAATAGAGAGGTGTTAAAAATGAGTGATAAAAAGTTTAATAATTTAGTTAAAAAATGGTACTATGAATATTATGCTAGTGAGGTAGATTTTACGGACGTTAGAACGTATGTAATAGAAAAAGTAAATGATGAAATAGGACGCGATATAATTTTAAAATGGTGCGAACGTTACGAGCGCGGTTCTATAAGTGGTATAGAGTTAATCGATACACTTAATTCTTATATAAACATGGTTAAACATGATATTGAAAAAATCATAGACGCGATAGAACTAGACGAACAAGTAGAAAGTGAGGTTATTGAATAATGTACGATTTAATGTATTTAGTTTTAATGATAGTTGTGTGTATCATTTATGGTGTTATGTATGCAATTTTAGGAGGTGATAGGTAGTGTTTATAAGTGAAAAAGATAAAAAGATTTTATGTGATATTGAATTAGAGTTTTTACGTATCATAAATGATAATTATTTTAATAAAAATGAAGAGGGTGAGACGTACTTAGAAGAGGACAACGAAGAGGGCGCACGTTTGTATAAAATGTGGCAAGACTACTGGAACGTACTAGAAAGATTATTACAAAAAATGGAAAATTAAGAGATTTATTGAAAGAAAAGGAAGAGGATAAAAATGAATAATAATGTTGATGAATTAATAAATAATGTAGAGGAAGAGGTTTTAAATATGAATAATGAAGAATTAATAGTAAATGAAGAAGAAGAGGTTGAGGTTGTAAATTGTTATAATTGTGGTAGTGAGGTTAATATAGACGATACACAAGAGATAGACGGCGAACACGTATGTCAAGAGTGTATTGATAATCACTATTATACTTGCGAACGTTGTGGTGATTATATACACGAAGACGATATTTGTGAGACTACACGTGGTGACATAATATGTCAACGTTGTGCGGATTATTACTATATCTATTGCGAACGTTGTAATAATTATTTTAGAGGTGATGATATGACATATTGTGAGGAAGACGAAACGTATTATTGTGACGAGTGTTATGACGACCGCATGGAAGAGTTAGAAAACACTGAAACTGGTGACAATTATGTGGGTTCTTATCACCAACACCATAGTCAATATCAATATCATATGCAATTTTTAGAGGGTGAAGACGAAGAGAACACAATTACTTATGGTGTAGAGACTGAAATGGAAAACATAAATGGTGATACAACAAACGAACAAGAGGTATTACAAGTATTTAGTACGGCAAGTATTAAGAGGGAACACGAACACGATAGTTCGCTTAATTATGGTGGTATTGAGGATATTACATATCCATTTAGTTATGAGTATGCAATGGCAAGTGTAGAAAACACAAAAGAGGTATTCGAAAAAGCAATTGCGCTAGGTTATAGAGGTGACCGAGACCATTGTGGTATTCATATTCACGTAAAACGTCCAAGTGACGAGGTTATTGATAGAATATGGCTTATTATGGAAACATTTAAGAGGGAAATACTACAAGTGGCACGTAGACACAACGAACATTACGCACACTTTATAAGTGACTGGAATAGTGTTAATGAGAAGACATTAAAGAGTATTTGTTAC